TAAAAAATGAATGGAAAGTTAAATAAGAAGTTGAGGAAACTATCTAAAATAATAGCCTCAAGAATGGAGAGAGATGAAAAAGAAGTCTACAGAAAACTCAAAGCAAACTACCACACAGCAAAAGAAGAACTTAGGGGGAAGACCTAAAGGGTCAAAGAACTCTCTAACTATTTTACAAGAAGCTGCGATAAATGGAGTAATGACAAAAGTTTTAAAGAACTTTGATAGGATAGTTAAAACAACAATTCAAAAAGCAGAAGAGGGAGATACCGTCTGCTTAAAAATTCTTTGGGATAGAGTTGTACCAGCAAGAAAAGCAGTAGAGCATATCTCTAACCCAGCGAATCAAGGAGTAACAATAACGGTACAGGGAGTACCAAAGATTACAAAAACTGAAGTAGTAGATGCACAATTTGAAGAAATAGGAGGCAATCATGCCAAGTGATAAAAAACAATACGGTAGTAAACAAGAAGGACCAGCACTTCCTTCTGGAGACATAAAAGGTAAACCAGTAGATTATACTAGAGTAGCTAGTGGTCAGCCTTCAATCACCGAACCAGGTATGCGTAATAAATCAGGTCAAGCGTAATGGCTAGAGTTAAACGTGGAAAAGGTAACGGGAAGAAGAAATACTAAATGCGTAAATTTAGAGTTCAGGAGGTAAAGGAAGGGCTTTGGGAAATGCTTGAATGCCTTCCTGATTTTATATGGTATATAGGAATGTTTGCTCTAGGGTTTGTAGTGGGGGCTTGGTAGGTTTATGGCTGAGTCTACTTTGTTTGATACATATCTTGGTAATATACGAGATACTTTATTTGGTGAAAAAAAAAGTCCACGTAATGTAGAAAAAGAATATATATTACCAGATGGTACAGTATACGAGCCTTACTATGATAAAGCTTACTTAGATGAACGAGAAGGTGCACGTGTTAATAGAGAACAGGGAACAACATTTTCTGGTCCAGACCCAGACCAAATACACTATGAACAAATACAAGAAAGAAATTCGTTTAATGATTGGTTTAATTTAGATAGTGTAGCAAAAATAGAAAGTAATAATATGGGAGACGCTAGGTCTAAATCTGGAGCTTTAGGCTATTTTCAAATAAAACCTCATGTAGCAAAAGACCCAGGCTATGGAATTAAACCTTTAGTAACAGTAGACGGTACTTATACTGAAGATGACATACTAAATACTCCTAGAGAAAGGCAAGAGGACTTTGTTTATAGTTATCTAAAACAAGCAAAATTTATATTTAAGGATGACAAACCTAAAACAATACTATCTTATCTGGAAGGAATACCTGGTACAAAAAATATAGCATCTGGTAAGAAAAAAATTAGTACTCAAGGTATTGGATACTTAGAAAAATATATGTTAAATGGGGATTTAAAAAAACAAGAGATTTTAAAATCTTTTCCTCAATTAAAAAATAATCCAAAATTTGGAAATATGATAAGAGAAGATGGTACAAAGAAATCTTCTACAGGGTGGCTAGGTCCGATAAAGCATGAAGATGGAAAAACAATGACAGAGGTTTCTGTTAATTTTGATGATGTTTTAGATGGAGCAGAAATTCCTTTAATTGTTCCTACTTTAACTAATAAAGAAATAAATATATTAAGAAAGACAAATATTAGAACGGGTACGATACCTAAAAGTATTATAAATAAAGCGATAAAACATGCTTTAGAACGGGATGCACAAGGATTAAGTCCTTTTTATTCAGACTCTGAAGGGAGAAAAAAGTAAATGGCAACACTAAGTGTAACACACACTGAGTCAATATCTCTAAATGATAGAGAACAAGGTGGTACAAAAACATATACTATAGCTAGTATAGCTGACGTTTATAAAAGAACTGTAACTTGTCCAGCGGGTTCAGATACTACTGTTGCTACTTTCCAAACATTAACTAGCACATCTGATAATGCAATAGATTTAGAATTAACAAAGTATATTCGTGTAACAAATTTAGATGCTTCAAACTCTGTAAACTTATCTTTACAAGTAGCTGGAGCTGAAGGCGGTACAGCTAATATGTCAACTACTATTTTATTAGCAGCAGGAGAAACCTTTACAATGGGAACTCCTCACGATGGTATAGCTATAGATGATGATGCTGCTGGTATTGTTACAGACTTAAACGATTTAGAAAGTATATTAATAGACCCAGGCAGTAATGCCGTTGCAGTTGAAGTATTTGTAGCGAGTACCGCATAGTAATGTTACAAGCTTTAATAGGACCAATAGCAGGATTACTAGATAAGTTTATTCCTGATGCAGATACTAAGAATAAGTTAGCTCACGAAATTTCTACGATGGCAGAACGTCACGCACAGGAATTAGCTAAGGGACAATTAGAAATAAATAAAATGGAAGCACAACACCGCTCTTTATTTGTAGCGGGTTGGAGACCTTTTCTTGGCTGGGGTCTAAGTTTTGCTATGGTGTGGCATTTCGTACTAGCACCTTTGATTACATTTATATGTGCATTTTCTGGTGTAAATATCCCAGACTTACCTTACTTTGATATGGAATCTTTAATGACTGTATTACTAGGAATGTTGGGACTTGGTGGTTTACGGTCCTTTGAAAAATCTAAGGGGATAACTAAATGAAAGAGTATGCAGAATTAGTAACAGAAGGAGCAAGTAAAATGTTGGATAATATTAAAGATGTTATGGAGTCAATACCTTGTTGGCTTTTGTGTATATTATCATTTATTGCTGGTGTATTAGTTCTATAGTTTTTCCTTATGAAAAGTAGGTGGGAACACTTCTCTAAAGAAGAACTAAGTTGTACTGGAGCTTGTCCTAGATGCTCTGGTTCAGACGGCAATATGAATGCTGAATTTATGGCTAAGTTAGTCAAATTAAGGAAACTTTGTGGTTTCTCTTTTCCTATAACTAGCGCATATAGATGCCCAGATAGGAATAAAGAAGTTAGTAAAACAGGGGTAAATGGTCCACATACTACAGGAAAAGCAATAGATATACAAATATCTGGTCCAGAAGCTTATGTATTAGTAATGTTAGCTATACAATTAAACTTTACTGGTATAGGAGTTAATCAAAAAGGACCACATAATAAAAGATTTATACACTTAGATTACAATTTAGAAGGAAAGGCTAGACCGAGGATATGGTCCTATTAAAAATAATAACAGCATGCGCTATATTTTTTTATACTTTTTGCTTTGCTGCTTGCCAGTTACTGCAATAGCTATACCTGAGGCTATAAATATATGCTTATGGAAATCACAAATAGCTAGTGATTTACAGTATGGTAGAAAATACCATAACGATAATGATGTACTATGGCATAGGGCTACAGTACAATTACTTTTAGAACAAGATAGGCAACCTGTTTGGATTATAAGAAAGGTTTTAGAAGTATTTGATACTGTGTGGTTACAGTATGATACTGAAGAAGATATATCTTACGTGTTTAAAGATACTTATAGTACATGCATAAGAGATTATAAGAGCGCTAATGGTATTTATTACTACTAATGGAATTAGAATTTAATCTACATCCAGGTCAATTAGAGATTTTTAACTCCAAAAAGAGATTTAAAATCTGTGCAGCAGGTAGACGGTTTGGTAAATCCTACCTTTCTGCTGTAACTTTACTAATAGAAGCTCTCAAAGAAGAGAATGAGTTTGGATACAAGCTAGGACCAGAGATTGTAACCTATTATGTAGCTCCAACTTTCCAACAAGGGAAAGATATTATGTGGAAACTCATAAAAGGGCTAGGTGAAGGAGTTATAAAGGACACTTTAGAGAATACTGGGGTAGTAAAGTTAATAAATGGAAGAGAAATCCACATAAAAGGCTCAGACAGACCAGATACTTTACGAGGCGTTGGTCTAAGTTACGTAGTTTTAGACGAATATGCAACAATGAAGCCTGCAGTATGGGAAGAGATTATAAGACCTACTCTTTCTGGTGTAAAAGGTGGAGCATTATTCATAGGAACTCCAGCAGGTAAGAATCATTTCTATACTTTATTCTTAGACTCTAATAAATTGGATGACTGGGACGCTTTTGAATATAATACTGCAGATAATCCCTTTGTCCCTGAAGATGAAGTAGAAAATGCTAGAAATACACTGTCTTCTGAAGTATTTTTACAAGAATACCAAGCCTCTTTTAGAAGTGGTGGTGGTAATGTCTTCAAAGAGGAGTGGTTTGATAAAGTAGAAGAAGAAGAACCCGAAGGGCAGTACTATATGGCTGTTGACCCTGCAGGTTTTATAGATTTACATGGTAGAAAAATGACCAGTAAACTAGCAAGGCTTGATGAGTGTGCAATAGCAGTAGTAAAAGCTGGACCAGAGGGTTGGCATGTAAAAGATATAGTTACTGGTAGATGGGATGTTAGAGAAACAAGTATACAGATACTAAGAACAGCTCAAAAGTATAGACCAGCATGTTTAGGCATTGAAAAGGGAAGTTTAAAAAATGCAATTATGCCATATTTAACAGACCAAATGAGAAGATTAAATACTTTTCCAAATGTTGTTGAATTAACTCATGGTGGTAAAAAGAAACAAGAAAGAATTACATGGGCTTTACAAGGAAGATTAGAACATGGTAGAGTTTCCTTTAATAAAGGAGAGTATTTAAAGAAATTAATAGAGCAGGCGTTAGATTTTCCTTCTCAATTAACACACGATGATATGCTAGACGCACTTGCATATATAGACCAAATAGCAGTAACTTCATATATAGACCAACCTTGGGTTGATACTTGGAGTCCACTAGACCAACAGGCAGGATATTAATGGTAAATAGTATTGTAGTAAATGACACAGTAGATGCTAGTAATAGAACTAAAGACCCGTTAGTTGGTTGGGTAGTAGATAAAGTTCGTGATTGGGAAGACTATAGGAATACAAATTTTAGAGCTAAGTGGAACGAGTACTATCGTCTTTGGAGAGGTCTTTGGAAATCTGAAGATAAAACTAGAGATAGTGAAAGAAGCCAATTAATTGCTCCAGCTTTGCAGCAAGCTATCGAAGTAACTGTCGCTGAATTAGAAGAAGCTGTATTTAGCTCTAAACGTTGGGTTGATATAGATAAAGCTAGTATAGAAACTCCAGAAGAAGAGCAGGCTATGGGGTATTTAATAGACCAACTATTAAAAGAATATGAGTTGGCTAAAGTTCCAGATGCCATAGCAGAAGTGTTTTTAAATGCTGCAATATATGGCACAGGAATAGCAAAAGTAGTAGTTAAAGGTAGAGAAACAAGGCTTCCAACTCTAGGAGAAGATGGGAATTTAACTTCTGAAAAAGCTATTGTTCCAGAAGTATCTTTAACACCTATAGACCCAATGGAGTTTGCAATAGACCCCTTGGCTAAAAATATAAATGACGCAGAAGGTTGCGCACATGTTCTATATGTACATAAAAATTCAGTTAAAGAAAAGCAAGAAGCTGGTATTTATGCAGATATAGAAATAGGAAGCGGTAAAGATGATAGTGACTACTGGGCTAGAGGTGAAGCAAGTCCTTTAAAGAAACATGATTGGGTAAAGATTATAGAGTACCATGGCAGAGTACCTGTAGAGTTATTAGACCCAATTGGTGCTGCTGTAGAACAAGAATTAAATATAGAAATAGAACAACAAGATGAAAAAGCAGATACTATAGAAGCTATTGTTACTGTTGCAAATGATGGTACACTTTTACGTGCAGTAGAAAACCCATTTTTTATGCAAGACAGGTCTATTATCGCATATCAACACGATAGAGTGCCTAATAGATTTTGGGGTAGGGGTATAGCTGAAAAAGGATACTCTCCTCAGAAAGCATTAGATACAGAATTACGAGGAAGAATAGATGCTATGAGCTATGCTATTCATCCTATGATAGCTGTTAATGCTGCATTAGTACCACGGGATTTAAACACTAACTTTAAAGTTTATCCAGGTAGGTCAATATTTACTAATGGTCCAGCATCAGAAGCTATACAACCTGTAAACTTTCAACCTCCAACATCATTATCTTTTAATCAGTCAGGTGACTTAGAAAGAATGGTTGAAATGGGTACTGGTGCGTTTCAAGCTGCAGCACCATCTAGTATGAATCCTAGAAACCAGACTGCTAGTGGAATGAGCATGATTGTTTCTTCCGCTATTAAAAGAAATAAAAGAACTTTACAGAATATAGAAATAAACTTTTTAGACGAGTGGGTTAAAAAATCTGCTTATCGCTATATGCAATTAGACTCTGAAAAATACCCAGTAATAAATTTAAGATTTGTGATAAATTCTACTTTAGGTATTATGGCAAGAGAGCTAGAAACTCAGCAGATAGTAACTTTACTAAATACTACTGAGCCAAACTCTCCTAGTTACTGGATGCTTATAAAGTCATTATATGAATTAAGCAGCATTTCTAATAGAGAAGAAATGATGCCTATTATTGACCAACAATTACAACAGAGCCTACAACCACAAGAACCTCAACCTGACCCAGTAGCTATGGAAAAAGCTAGAACTGAGCAATTTAAGGCTGGTAGTGATGCTGTTTATAAGAAGACTGCTGGAATACTTAACCTTGCTAGAGCAGAACAAATTGAGGAAGACAATGTAAGACAAGGTGTTGGTGTTATATCACAACTAGCTAAAGATGAACAGCAACTAGCTTTAGAACAACAACAGATGATGCTACAACAAGCACAACAACAACAGGCTGCAAATACTGGAGAAACTCCACAGCAATAACCTAAGAGGTGTACTATGACAAAAGAGCAACAAGATATATATGATGCTTACTTTGAATTATTTGCTTCCAAAGGATGGAATCTTTATTTAACTACAGTAAAAGAAGATAAAGAAGTAATAATGAAACAAGGAGTGTATGATTCTAAGACAGAGTTAGAGCTAGGTAAAGCACAAGGAGCATTGTATTATTTAGATGTAATTCTAGGATTAGAAAATAGAATTGAAAATATGTATGATGAGGCTCGAAGAGAGTCTGAAGATGAAGGAAAAGATGTTAATTATATTGAAAAAATAGAAGATAGTGAGTAATGTTATACGAATACGAGTGTAACACACATGGTAGATTTTCTAAAATATGTTCATTAGCAGACAGGAAAACAGAAAAGCCCTGTCCAGAATGTAATAAGCTAAGTAAGTTTGTTATATCTGCCTCTCAGTTTAAGCTGGAAGGTATTACGGGTCACTTCCCCACGGCTGCTAGTAAATGGGAAAGAAAACACGAAACTCACGGTAACTTAAATACTAAGAGGAAATAGATATGACAGAAGAGAAAGTACTTATATTAGATAAAAATGTTCAAGATGTGGTTGATGCACAAAGTCAACCAGAAGAACAACAGGTTGCAGCAGGACCTGAAAATAAAGAATCAGAATATGAAGTTCCTGATAAGTTTAAAGATAAGTCTATTGAAGACGTATCTAAATCTTATGAGGAATTAGAAAAGAAACTAGGTCGGCAAGCTAAAGAATTAGGTGACACTCGTAAGCTTGCAGACGACTTGTTACGGCAAGAACTAGATAAGAATAAACAAACTTCGGCTCAAGAACTTGAGGAACCAACAGAGTTTGATTATGATAACCCGTTAGAATCCGTGAAGAAAGTTATACAGCAAGAGCTGGCTCCTGTTAGGGAACAACTGCAAGCTAATAGAGATGTCTCAACTAGAGACAAATTAGCACAACAGCACCCTGACTACATGGACATTGCAGCTTCTCCTGAGTTTTCAGATTGGGTAAATTCGTCACCTATTAGAGTAGATTTGTATAGACGCGCCAATGACCAGCTTGAATATAATGCTGCCGTTGAATTGTTAGATACTTGGAAAGCATTGAACCCTGCGAAGGAAACCCCTTCTAAGGCTAATACTCAAAAAGTAACTAAACAAAAGATTAACGAGCTTAGTACCGAGTCTGGTA